GGACAGTAGGGACAAGGCCTGCAGGGCTTTTTCATTATTATAACCATAATATTCTTTAACTGCTTCCAAATCGCCACTATCCTGTTTCTTAGCCCACTTAGCGAATCGCTTTTGCGGTCTTATACTATTTAGGAGATAATGGAATTGGAGCTTATTATCAATATTATGGTACTGATTTATCTCATTTGCATAGAGAATTGTATCAGTGAAGTAGGATAGTGATCGGTTAACCAAGAACGGAGCATAGCTCTTTTCGACTAGCTCGTCGTTCTCGGTTCCCGTCATAAGGTCTTTCTTGCTATGGTTAATAGCATTTACAAAGTCAAATGGGTTCATTTGAATTCACAGTTAACCATAATCTCAGTCAAGCATGCTACGAGATTGATCTCTCTGTCAGCTACGAAAGCTGACTTATATTGATACTCTGCAATGACTAGTACGAGCTGTGGAATAGAACTAGGCTTAAAATGCTCTGAGGCATAATCATATAGTTCTCTGAAAAATGCAACGTCATCAATCTCAGACTCAGCAACCCACTTACGAAGACCTGTAAAATTCTTCTCCTTTAAGAACTCCATAGCTTCCTTGAGACGAGTAGCTTGGAATGAAGTTAGTATGCCTGTATCGATTGCTCCTGTTGCGGAATATCTTTGAAGCTCGTTTAAGGTTCTACGAAAGTCAGGAAAGTATCTTTCAACCACAGCCGCAAGAATCTTAGGCTCTGACTTGATATTCTCTCTTGTAAGAATATCAGAGACCTTCTTAAAGAACTCAGCCGCCATCTTAGGCTTTTCAGCCTTAGGAATCTTAAACTCGACAACACTACATCTCGAATGTAGAGGGTCGATTATCTTATTCTTAAAGTTACACGTAAGAATAAACCCGCAATTCTTACTATACTCTTCCATGAAGTTACGAAGAGCAGGTTGAGTAGAGTTTGCATTTAAGTAATCTGCTTCGTCAAGAATAACATACTTACGACCTCCTTGAAGCGAGACAGTAGAAGCAAATTGATGTATCTCATTTCGTAGCGTATCAATGTTGCCATTCATCGAGCCGTTAATAACGATGTAGTCGCATTGAAGCTCTTCTAACATTGCACGTGCTACAGTAGTCTTACCTACACCTGCACGACCAGTCAGTAGCAAGTTAGGAACAGTGCCCTTTGTTACGAATTCCTGAAATGTAGTCTTTAGTTCCTTAGGAAGGATTGTATCAGCAACAGTAGTAGGTCGATACTTCTCTACCCATAGAAATTCATTCGCTTTGTTCATTATGTATTTTCTTTATCGCTAGAACGTAATTTTCACCTGCAAGTATAAAATATCCTTTAGATATAAGATACTTGGCAATCATGACCGTTCGGTCACTATCACAATATATTTTAAGCTCTTTACTGCCTAAAAGCAAGGAGTCTAGATCTTCATGCGGTTTAGCAATTGGATCTAGACTCATCTTGTACCTCTCTTAGGATGCGAACGTGGAGCTTGCTTCGGTAGTAATCCAGTATACAATATCATCTGCTTTGAATTGTGCAATTCCTCGCGATGAAATCGATACTTCATACGTACCACTCATTACTTTAATATTTTCCGCTTTGAATATCATCTTGAAAGTATGAGGGGTATCTCTTAGATGAACGCGGTAATTATCGCTTGACGGATTTTTACTATTAATAGCCTCTAGGTACATATTACCGTCTTCACCAGTTACTGCAATTTCTGGTAGCTGTAAGACGCTTAGAGCCCTAGTTACTCTTTGAAGATCATCTGCTGTTAGATTAAAGTTAATTTCAGAATTATCAGGCATCTTAACACCCTTAGCTTCTGAAGTAACGATCATTCTCGGGTCAGCAAACGTATACTGAACCTTTTGCTTACCTGACGACACAACCAGGTACGTATCTTTAATGTCCAGCTCAGGTTGCTCAAAAAGCGAGAGCATTCCTAAAAATCTAGACAGGTCTGAGATAGCAAATGTACTAGGAATAGTTTCCTTGATATTTGCCGATGCCATAACTGTTTTGACAGGGGAGACCGTTGTTATGGTGCTCCCCTCTCTAAACATCAAAGAAGGGTTGATCGTCGAAAAGTTCTTAAGAATCTGAACTGTTCTATTATCAAGTTTCATTACTTACCCTTTTTGCTCGACTTCAAGAGTTCAGCGTCTGCAGTAGCAGCTGCACCGATAGCGGCAAGGTCGGCAAGTGAGCCACCGAACACATAGCTACCAACGTGCTGCAACTTCATCCATGGGCATAGCCAGACCTTCATACCAATCTTCTGAACGTTATAGCAGAACATATAATCTTCAGACAAATAACGCTTGGTTTCAGGCTCGATAATACAATCGAAGTAGGCCATAATTTCCCGAGTGCCGTCAAAATGCTCGGTACGGATATGATCTGGCTTATACGAGAGCTCAGGGAAAGCTTCTGCATACTTACGGAAAGTATCCTTACGCATCATCATGAAGCCAGTACCACCTTCACGCACTTCTACCGGCTGATTGATAGGAATCTCGGTAGCACCAGACTTAGGATTGAAGACGTAATCGCCAACAAACCGGTCAAGCACGCTTGGATTCTCGTCAGCCATGCCACGATCAACGGCTTGCTTAATCTTCTCCCACGAGATACACTTCTTAGGATAAGGTCCGCAAAGCACATCGTACTCGCTGTTTTCTTCTGAGATTGCAAGCATCGCAATAACATCACGAGGATCAAATCCGATATCCGAGTCGATGAACATCATATGAGTTGCATCAGATCTCATGAACTCGTCGCAGCAGTAATTACGTGCGCGAGTGATAAGTGATTCGTTAAAGAGGAAGTACAACTGTAGCGAAACGCCATAGTGAGTACACAGAGCTGAAAGGTCAGCAATCGAACGCGTAAACATACCTGCGCACTGACCGCCATACATAGGTGTTGCTAGGAAAAGCTTCTTCTTGCGAAGTTCATCAATTGAGATTTCAATTTGCATTAGTTACTCCATACTTGTTATCATGCGATTTACCGCTACCATAATCACCATCATACAACTTTAGTGTTTCTGCATCAAAGCTTAGATATTGACCAATTCTAGTACCTTTCTTAATTCTTGCAGGCCCGCTAGTGACATGCATTGCACCGGCCATGACACCTTCATACCCTGAATCATACAGACCTGATGTAAGGAACACACCATTGCGATTCAATGTACTACGAGTAATGACCCACCCTGCTTCATTAGGTCCAACAGTAATGGTATTCTCCATTACAACTTCGTATGAACCTGGCTCTAGATAGAAGTATCCATCTGAGTCTGGAGTAATTTCATCCGAACCTCTATGAGTCTTGCTCTCATTAGTAATTTCAAATACATCATTACGAATTTTAAAGACCTTACCTAGTCTTAAATCTACTGCATTAGGCTGCACATCGCTTGCTGCATCTACCTGCGATAATACAGTCTCTGAATCTTTACCAAAAACATGCTTCATTGTTACTCCCCAAAATAATAAGGATTTTCTACTGTCTTAAACGAATGAATTGGTGCAGCTGACTTATGATCAAATTCCATTTTAAGCACCTTGTTAGGTTCTGTTTCTTTCGAATCAGTAAACTTTGTTGATGAAATGTTCAAATCACTATCAATAAACATAGGGGATATTTCATTTCTGAATAGATACATCCCTCTGTTTGCATAAAACAAACAACTAAATGTGCCATCAAACTTATCAAGCGCAGACCATCCATGACTCATCAGCTCGCATAGCATAAGCATGGTATCCCACTTAATATTACCTGAAGACTTTTGCAGCTCCTTAACAGTCTCGTCCTTCATAATACCGTTATGCCATAGACATGTATTATATTGCTCGTGTACGGTATTTTTATCAACTCTATAGCTTGAAATAAAGTCTGCCCGTGCCGGGTGAATAGAATCTAGACTACGCTCGTCTGTAGTAGGTGCTTGAATATGAACTATACCATAGTGTCTCTCCGGTACATTGATAATCTTCTTATCAATTTCACCTAGACCTCTACTCTGTATAGTAAGAACATTTGTATAGGTATCAACTAGAGAAAATGAATATGAGTGGCTGCCTCTGTACGAATTAAGATCTACTAGATTTAGTAGAGTATTAGTATCAAAAGAACCTACTATTGCACACATTATATAATCTGTCCTAGCTCTTCAATTGTTGTTAGGGTACTGGTATGCAGAATGCCTTTACCGCCTGCCTTTATGAAAGGCTCAATACATTGTATACTATCATCAATTAAAATACTAGTGGGAGTGGCATGGTCAGCCTTGCCTGATTTCGTATGTGTAAAAATACGAGGGAGGTCGTCTAACCCCTTCTTCTTAAGCCAAGCAGTCTTTTGATGAGATACTTCAGCATAAGTCTCAAGCTT